TTCTTGTACTACGACGACTACGACCGCCACTACTACTACTATTAATGATAATAGGCAATACTCTAATAATATAAATAATAATAATGATAATAGTACAATGAGTAATAGTATCCATTAAACTAATAACTATCCTTCTTATTATAACATTAACATATATACCATATATACCACATATTCCGCATAAGAAATACTATCTAAATCAAGTATTACATATGAAACATGACTACTAACATTTCTTAATCGCTAACCCATTCTTGATGTATCCGTTGTCATTCATTGTCATTGTCATTGCATTGTCATTGACATTGTCATTGTCATTGTCATTGTCGTTGTCGTTGTCATTGTCGTTGTCATTGTCGTTGTCGTTGTCGTTGTTATCAACATTTACTAAATCGGGAATCTCATCATATGTATCGTATGTATCATATGCATCGCAAGATTCACATTGATTATCACGATCATCGTTTTCGATTAAATCATGTATTTTAATGCTTAATGATTTTTCAGATGCATGAGATGTATCAGATGTATAGGATGTTCTAGATGAACAAGAAGATGAAGATCGTAAAGATGTATTTGTTTTTTCAAATGGTAAATTTGTCGTATTATTATCTAATGAAATTTCTTGTAACTCTATCTCGCATTCGTCACTTTTGTCACTTTTGTCACCTTTGTCACCACTACTATTATCAGAACCATCATGACAAAATATATCATCCAATTCTTGCATTGTATTATTAATGTCCGCTACATCAAGTATTATATTTTCATTATTATCATTGGATTGATCACAAATAACAATTTTTTTTAAATTTTTAGAAGAATATTGATTATTTGATTCGTAATCATAATTTTCATCATCTACTTCAAACAATACATTTTTATTTTTGTTAAAATAATCAGACTGCATCAAATAATCCAAATCGTCGCAAATATTAAATGTATAGTTTTTTTTTATTCCTAAAAAAGATCCATAATAATCTAAACCATGTATAAAATTTGTATTATGAAGCAATATACTAGACAAATATACAAAAAAACTATCAACATAGGCTGAATTATTGATATTTAATAGTTTCGAATGTACTTTGTTGTTGTTGTTGTTGTTGTTGTTGTTTGGTGTATCAATGATACCGTCTGGTTCAATAGAAGGTAGATTATATAAATATGTTTGTTCTGATAATTTATTATTGTCCATCATATGATATTTACCTGTCATAAATTTAATAGGATCCAATAATGGGGCAAATTTCATAAATACAACCTTGTCTTTTGATTTTTGATTCACTACATTTTTAATTCTACAATTGTACAAACATTGATTTATATAATTATCTTCGGTTATGTCATCGTCATCGCTTTTTATATCATCACTCTCTTCACCCTCGTCACCCTCGTCACCCTGATCATCATCTTCATCCTCGTCCTCATAGAGCGAATAAACATTACTAATAAACCATTTATTATTAAGATTTATGCTATTGTAATTTTGTAAATTCAATGAAAAAAATCTTGAATAAATAGGAATATAGTTTTGTAATTTAGAAACATTGGCTATTTTTTCTAAACTTTGAAATAGTTCAACATTTTTGCGTTTTTGATAATTAATATTGAATAATTCCTCATTTGGCTCAGTGATGTTGTTATTAGACATATTATTAGGTAAATATAATAAAAAAAACAGTTGATTTTAACTAATATTCTTCTAAACATTGATTCAATTTATTTTTGCGTAACTTCAAAAATATTAATTTTTATCAAGTATATAGACATATCTATATCACATAAATAGACATAATCTTATAATGTCGCTAGAATTGAGAAAATTTGACATGAAAAATATTAGTTTTAAGCCTAATGAAAATAAAGGTCCTGTAGTAGTATTAATAGGTCGTCGTGACACTGGTAAAAGTTTTTTAGTAAAAGATTTGCTATATTATCATCAGGATATTCCTGTAGGCAGTGTCATTTCAGGAACAGAAGAAGGTAATGGTTTCTATGGGAAAATGGTACCAAAATTATTTATTCACAATGAATACAATACTGCAATCATTGAAAATATATTGAAACGTCAAAAAACAATTTTGAAACAAATTAAAAAAGAGATAGAGACATTCAAACGCAGCACAATTGACGCAAGAACATTTGCAATTTTGGATGATTGTTTATATGATAATACATGGGCGAGAGATAAAATGATGCGCCTTCTTTTTATGAATGGTAGACATTGGAAGATCATGCTGATTATTACCATGCAATATCCGCTAGGTATTCCACCTTCTTTGCGAACGAATATTGATTATGTTTTTATTTTGAGAGAACCCTATATAGCAAATAGACGCAGAATTTTCGATAATTATGCTGGTATGTTTCCAACATTTGAATCATTTTGTCAAGTGATGGATCAATGTACTGAAAATTATGAGTGTTTAGTAATAAACAACAATGCAAAATCGAATAAATTACAAGACCAGGTGTTTTGGTACAAAGCGGACAGTCATAATGACTTTAAACTAGGATCAAAAGAATTCTGGGAATTATCCAAAGATATGGGATCGGATGATGAGGAAGAAAAATATGATCCGAATAATATGAAGAAGCGAGGTCAGGGTCCAAAAATTAGTGTGAAGAAGACAAAGTGGTAATGCAATCCTATGGTAATCATTGATTCAACCTGTCATTTATATTATTTATATTGTTATCGATAAAAACACATTTATCTATAACTTCCTGTGATAATTCACATTTTTCTATTGTATTATTCGATTTTGTGCAAGATTTCACAATAGTCGGATGTACATCATGAAACCCCGGTAAATTATATTTGCTATCGTCTTCTTTGTATTTTGGTGTAATATTGTTAAAATCATGTTCAAAATATTCCCAATTACAAAAATCATAGATTTTTTTCATTGTTTCGTGCGGGTTTTCAACCAATTCACTGTAAGAAATAAACAAAAAACTATTATCTTGGTTGTTTTTTTTTGCATGTAATACCCCGTTTAATGAACGCATAATAGGTTCGCTATTTAAATTCAAAAATTCATGGCAGTTTTTTTCGATGTTATTTTTTTTGTATAATTTATAAAATGAATTGACGATTTCCAAAATGGGACGTTCCAATACAATAATCTTTATGTCTTTGTCAATGTATTTTTTCAAAAGTGTCACATTGTCGGGTATTGTCCAAGAACGACATTTATCCACAATTATTTTTTCATTTTCGTCCATGTTTTTGTAGTATATTTGTGGAATGGACGAAATTAATTCGGTAACAGTGGATTCGCGGTTGTTTGCAGTGATTTGTTCTCTCGAAGTAGTTGTACATGATACATGCATATCCCACATTAATTGACAGACAGCGGAATTTCCTTCGGCGTGAATAGTTGGATTTTGTGATAGTATTGCGGATAAAAGAGTCGATCCAGAACGTGGCAACCCACTCAAACAAACAAATTGATTGTATTTTTTCATGTGGATGTATTGGTGTATATTACAACGTGAATATATTTAATTCGTTATTTATATATTACATCTTTTCTCATTTAGAATGCCCATTTTATAGAACAAAAAAATAAGAAAGTGCAAAATCAATAGACGTGCTTACCCGTTTGGGCGTTTTTTGTCAATGAACACAAATGCCAATATATTTGCACATTTGTATTACTAGTAATTTGAAATGTACCACTAGTACCAGCAAATGTTAAAATAGTGTTGTATGTTGAAGAACTAGATACTGTAGCTCCAGTTTGAGTATATGTTATTTAGATAGGAGCAAATATTTGATTTAAATCGAGTGGTTGTCCCAAACCCGCATAATTTTCAACTATATAATTTGTAGGTGATGCATATAAACTACCATTATTAATTGCAAATATTTGATTTAAATCTGTTTGCCCAGTAATACCCGCATAATTATTTACTAGAAATCCAGTAGCAGAAGCATCCATACTACCAACAGTATATGGTGCAAATACTGTGTTTAAATCAATCAATGACCCTGAATTATTAATGTAATAATTTGTTGGATATATTATTTTATATATTAAAAGAATAACACCTGCTCCACCACCACCACCACCACCGCCATCATAATAACCTCCACCGCCTCCACCACCACCGCCACCATAATAACCTCCACCACCACCACCACCAGCACCACCATTATAACCACCACCACCTCCACCATTACCACCACCATAACGACCATCACCACCGCTACCACTATTATATCCAAAACTAAAAGTTCCACCACCGCCACCATATTGACTAGTACCACCTACATTATTAGAAGGAATACCACCAACACCACCAGATAAATCAAGACTAACACCACCACCTCTACCACCAATAACATTATCTTCGCCGTTATAACCACCTCCACTACCACCACCACCACCTCCTCCAAGACCACCTATTCCACCATTACCTAATATTGCAATATTATTAGGAGGACTAGTAGAAGTAGGAGCATAATAATTACCACCACCACCACCACCACCTCCATACCATAAATTAGTATAATAATTTTGAGTTCCAATATTACCCGTGTTTCCTGAAGGATTACTAGAGGAACTACCACCTTCACCACCACTTGCACCACCACCTCCTATAGCAGTTGCAGATAAAGATGTAACTATATTACCGTTGCGTGTAACATTACTACTAGTATCATATGTTCCACTACCAACATATAATGAAAATGAATATGATGAATTAATTGATAAAGGATTAGTATTAAATAATAAATCTATTATTTGTCCTCCATTACCACCCTTAGCACCAGGACCAGCACCTCCTGAACTAGAATTTGACCCCCCTGCAACTATAAATAAATCATATAATGCTATATTAGTATTTGGTGTTGGTACAATTGTGAAATTTCCAGTTTTGAATTGTATCATATTATATGTACCAGATACATCAGAAACAAAGTTATAGGATCCATCTGCTGAAATAATATTAAAACCTGGTATCGAAACCATTCTATTTATATATTTATTATAAACATATAAATAATTTATAAAGATAATACATATTACAATACAAAACCCAACATACTAAAGAATCATTATGTCATTCATATACACACCATCATCCATATACAAACAATTTCTTATCAACCAATTCAACAACAAACCCATAACCAATATACACCCATCAAACCCATCCAATCCCAATTTACCTAAAGAATTATGTGATATCATAAAAAGTTTTTGTTTTTATGATACTGTCTCGTACCAAATAATGTGTAATATCATCAGATACAAAGTCGATATTTGCGATATTATCAACGAACATGTTATCAACAACGAACAACTATTCATTGATTATTTTGAAGACGAATACGAAGATGAAGAAACACCACACAACCTAGATCATGCAACTGTTATCTATACTATTCAAAAATACAACCCACTAGAAAACACCTTTTATTTTTCGATGAGTAACGTAATTGATATTTGTCTAAAATGCGGTAATTATGTATCATGTAGTACCCCCGATATACCTAACAACATACGTTGCACATGTTAATCATCCTCCTTTCTCTCCACAAAATAATTCATTATATCCGCCTTAAACTCTTCACTCATCTTTTCAGTAGGTACCAAAACACCAAAATCATCATATACAATATCCTGTTCTGGAGAGAAACGATGATTCATCAATATTTGCCATCTCTCTACATATTGTCTATTCTTTTTAGATCCATGAAAATAATGTCTTATCACACCTGGTACATATCCCAAACGTAATAATTTGGCTTTTTTCTGATACTCAGTCATACTATTGTTATAATCTTCATGATAATTATCGTGATTCATTTTTTCCGATTTGTTAATTAAAGAAAGAGCAAATATTTTATCACCTGAACCCAAAACACCTTTGTCGTATATTCCTCCTATAGATTCATATGCTCTTCGTGTGATTGCCCATGCATACCCTGGATGCCAGAAATCCATATGTTTTGTAATGTATTTTTTATTTTTTGAAAAACTGTATCCAAAACTATTGAATATATTTAAGGAAGATTCGTCTCTCGCCATATCGACACAATGACTAAAAATTTGAACTACATCTTTGCAACCGTTAAGAATCTTCAATGTATCCAATGCCCATGTAGAACTATCAAATTCGACATCCGCATCGATCCATGCAAAAGCTTTATAATTTTTAGGCAACAAATGTTTTACTGCTAAATTAACCATGTTTTCTTTATGCCATAAAGGTGTTTGTGTTCTTATTTGTAAGTGATTAGGATTTGTTTTTTTGGTTACATAGTATCGTTGGTTACCATATACCATTTCGACAATAAAAAGATTTACATGTTCTTCCTCATTTTCAAAACGATTGACAAACTCGTTCAAAAGACGATATCTACGTGCGTACAAACACGGGTTGGATACCACTATAATAACATTTAATTTTTCTTCAATAGGATCATTGTTTTTAATAGCATGTTTAATATCATTTTGTTTATAGTGAATATTATCTATTTCTATTCCATTTACAATTGTCATTTTGGGTATATACAATAAATAAATATATTTTTAATATTTATTTATCGAATTTGTTTATCGAATTTGTTTATCGAATTTGTTTATCGAATTTATTTATTTGCAAAAGGACCACTTACCAATAAACTTTGACCGTTGTCCGATTTTCCAATAACAACATTTTCACTTTCAAATAATTCACTTCTGATATCAGAAACAGAAATTTCCTCTTTTTCTGCCTTTTCTACTAAAACACTCTCTTGAGTATTCATATTAGCAATACCTACTAAATTACCCTCGTCATCAATTGTTTGCGTTAATGCATTACCTGATTTTTCAGCCTTTTTAATATTTTCTTCGATAGCTTTCTGTTTCGTCTCTTTCAATCGTTGTTCAAATGCAGTCTTGGCATTTGTTTCATTTTTCACTTTTTCGCTCATGAGTTTGTTGAGTTCCTCCTCCATATATTCAACACGACCGGTCTTATATGCCTCAGGATCCCATGGCATCCACATACCTACTGGTCCGACAAATACATCATGGTTTGGATCAACTTCTCTCAACATTTTGCACCTTAACTCTGCTTCTTCCATGGAAGGGTATATACCTCGTACTTTTAATCCACGAGTAGCAGTTTGAAAATTATATTTAATACCAAATAATTTTTCCAAATCATCTTCATTCTTATCTAAAAATGTCTTATAATCGTCATCAATTGTATATTGAGTTAATGCCACTTTTTCTTCCTTAACAAATTCTTCAAAGTCTTTCATAACATCATCAAAAAGAAGATTGTATTTGAATGAGAGAAAATTCAAAAATTGCGAAAATTTTTCCATCGATTTATTGATTTCCCATTTCTTTAGGAATTCTTCAAAGAAAAAGGCATCTTTTTGTTTTAAAATTTTTTCAGGAGAAACAAAAGAAACACACACGAATTTTTGTCCTGCAATTGGCTTGTCCTCTTCTAATAAATCTACATATTTAGGATTTACAGAACCATCGCTATTTAGTTTTCTCTCAAATGATGGTTCTTTATTCTCTGCACCATTTGTTTTTTTTGACTTTGTCTGTTTTGTTGTTGAAGATGTTGTTGTTTTTACCATGATCTATATTAATAATATTAATATGTTTAATATGTTTAATATGTTTAAGTTTTATTTTATTAATAATATTTTAAATATCATTTATTTTTTTTCTAATTAATTAATATAAATGCATAACAACATGTTTGACGTCAACGAATTAATTAAACGCATTATAAAATACCTTGTTGAAGGTTTTATGGTTGCTATTGCAGCCTATGCCATCCCAAAACGTTCATTAAACATTGAAGAAATTCTTATGATTGCTTTAACTGCTGCAGCCACATTTAGTATCCTAGATACATATGTCCCAGTTATTGGAGTTACTGCTAGATCAGGTGCTGGTTTTGGTATTGGAGCAAATCTAGTAAATTTTCCCGGTGGATTTTAACTGCATATATGGTAAGGGATTATAATATATTTTTATAAAATCTAATAAAATTGATTTTATAAAATTAATATAAACGTATAGTAACAACATAACATAATAAAAATGCGATTTAAC